TTTACAAAACGATCTGTATCAATAATATGAATCATCAATTTACCTAGATCAGGATTCTCTGGTAATTTTGGCTTTTCTTCACCATTAAGTCTATATTTATGTATAGCACCGAATGGAAGAGGGTTGTAATTTGTAGCTACAAAATGTTCTACAACTTTATCTTCACCTTTAACTTTAACTATTTCCTTTCTAAATTCAAAATCAATATAAGTTTCATTTTTTGATGCATCTTTAGGTGTACTTCTACATACATATTTCTTTGAAGAAGGAAAATCTTCACGTGGAGAAGGCGTAATTTGACAATAACTGTCTATATCATCAAACTCATCTCCTAGATTTACATCAGATGTAAAATACTCTTTTGTAGAAACAGACGCCTTTGTAAATCCTCTTTTTGCCAAATTATTACATAAATGAATCAAAATACCTTGTTTGGAATTATCATCTTTTGCTTGATTAAAATAGATCAAAGAAGATGTTTTTCCTGCTCCACTAGCTCCATAGCCAATCATAAATACAGGTATTCCTAAGATCAATTGCTCCTCCACTTCTTTCATTTCATCAGCAATTTGTTTATTACTTTTGGTATGTGGAAAAATCTGTTGAAAAGCACCAAATACATATTTCTTTTTATATTTTGTAATCGATTTTATGTCGTCTATTCTTCCTGCATCTATGTTATAATTTTTAAACTTTTCATCTATTTTATGTTTCAAATCATCAAGACTAGGAATATATTTAGCCGGCAGTCCAAGATTAGGACTTACATTAGCTTTACTGCCTTTGCTAATATATTCAGATTTACCTTGCAAATCATCTGGTAATGTATAAGATTTCACATCCGCACCTCGAAGTGGCCAATAACCATCGTCTTTATTATCCAATATGCTAAACCCTGATAAAAATTCTGATAATTTTGAAGTGGGACCTTTCTTCTTCTCATCTCCCTCTCTTTTTTCATAATACGGAAAATTATCATCTCTATACCCTAATAACATTGTATCGGACTTTTTATTAATATTATTTAACATTGGTTCAAAACGCTTATTATAAGTCGTGTTCGATTCAAAATTATTTATTTTACAAAATGTTAATAATTTTTTAGAAGAAAGACCTTTCATAACTCCATTTAAATCTTTTATAAAATTTGGAGAATTACCCATATTCTTCAATAAATCTTTAAGTTTATTATCGTTATATCTTTTTATAAAATTTTCCATATGTGTTAATAAAATATTAATGAGCACTTGAGCATTCACGTCCAGCTCAAAATCTTTAAGATATATTTTTTCTAATAATGCACGAAATTTCTCAACATGCACAACAATTGTTGTATTATCCGCACCTAACTGTTTAACACTATCTCTTTCTTTCAAGAGATTTATATAATTAGACTTATCTTTATTTAATAACCTAGTTCTTATCTCTTCCGGGTTTCCTTTTTCACGATCTTCTAGTGTTGTTGTCATTGCTTTTATAAAAGGTTTCTCTGCTTTCCCCTTTAAAAAAGTAACCTTCAACATATTTGTAAAAACGTCGTAAAAATTAGTTGCTGTTGTTTCGGTAGAACTTATACTTGGAACTGTCATTCCCATTAATTTTTTTATATCTACTTTTGGAGTAAAAGAATTAATTCTTAAGACTACAGAATTACTTAAATATGTATTAATAAACTCAATAAACTTAACAACAAGGGTTTTCCATGTTTCTTTTAAGTCGTTATTATTTTCGCCACCTCCTACTAACTCTTGAAAAGATGTAGAATTTTGTATTTTAGTAAGCAATTCACCTGTTTCTATGGTTTGTTCCTTTGGTTCAACAATTTCGATTTCTTGTTCTTCTGTTTCTTTATTTAAATTTGTATCTAAATCATTATCATCATCATCTACAATTTCGTCTTCGCGTTCTTTACGTTCAGCTTCTTCCTTTTGCTTCTTTATTAATTCAGCAGCTGCAGCATCTTTTTCTAGTTGAAGTCTTTTCTCCTCCTCTTCTCTCTCTATCGCTAATTTAGTAGCAGCGGCTGCTTCTTGTTCAGCAGCAACACGGGTAGCTTCTTGTTCAGCAGCAACACGGGCAGCTTCTTCTTCAAGTTTTATGCGAGCAGCTTCTTCTTCTTCAAGTTTTATGCGAGCAGTTTCTTCTTCTTCAAGTTTTTTGCGAGCAGCTTCTTCTTCAAGTTTTTTGCGAGCAGTTTCTTCTTCAAGATTTATGCGAGCAGCTTCTTCTTCTTCAAGTTTTTTGCGAGCAGCTTCTTCTTCTTCAAGTTTTTTGCGAGCAGCTTCTTCTTCTTCAAGTTTTTTGCGAGCAGCTTCTTCTTCCTTTTGCTTCTTTATTAATTCAGCAGCTGCAGCAGCTGCAACTTGTTTGGCTATTTGTTCTTCCTCCTCTTTCTTTGCTAATTCAGCAGCGGCTGCTTGTACCTGTATTTCAGCTTCTTCTTTCTCTTGATTTTCGCGTTCTTCACGTTCTTTTCGTCTTTGTTGTTCTTCCTCTTTCATTTTTTCTATATTTTTATTTTCGAGAGAATCTTCTGTCATTTTTGTTAAAGAAATAATAAGTTTTCGATCATTATATTCAGAATTCCCTTTATACAAATCACCACCTTTTTTGATAACAAATACATGTTCATCATTAAATATACGTTGTGCTAGAAGTTTTGTCCAATCTATTTTTTCTTTATTTAAACAATCAATATTAATTTCCTTAGCACAATTATCTTCAATAGAAAAAAATTTATTATTTGGATCGTCCAAATCAATCGCATTATCATTTTCTCCAAATTCATGAGTTTTTGATGTTAAATAAAAAACCATTTTTGGATCTTTAGGATCTTCAATTGAAAAAACAAATAATTTACCCATTACTTGAGTCCTTTAATATAATATACTTGTATTTTTAATTTAATTAAAAACGAATTTATATTTATATAAATGGAAGTTCACCCTAAAGAATTTTGTATCTTAATTGCGTCACATATATCGTATACACATCGCATACCGTATTTAATCGAGTGTTTAAAATCTCTTGTTCAACAAAAAGTAAAAATTCCCGTATATTTATCTATATCCTTTGCGTCTGAACAAATCAAAACAAATACCCTAAACCTTATCCATAATGAACACGATTTGCTTAATTGTGGTTTCTTATTTATATTAATTAAAAGTGAGAAAACGCCACAAATGAGGCATTTTTATTCTATATTAGAGAATCTAAATTATCAATATGAATGGATCATGTTTTGTGACGATGATGATTCTTATCACGAAGAGCGAACTATGCGAATCATTTATTGTATCGAAAAATCCAAACAAATGATCGAACCTAGACATAAATTGTGCGGTGTCTATGAAAGTCCTTTTGATGTTATTCATGAAAAACAACGCCATGAATACTGGTCCTATTGTGTTCACCGTGATCTTATAAAAGAATTCTACAAAACCCTAGAACCATACCCCGAAATTATCGATAATAAATGTTGTGATGTATTGTTTGCCGAGTATTTACGTCGAACAAAAGAAACTTACCTATTTTATCAATTAAAACAATCATTTTACAATTATCGAAATACAGACAACGATACAAGCGTGACCGGATATATACAAAATAATAAATTTAAATACTCAAATATTGGAAATCCCCCCGAAGAAAATAGTGAATCCTGGCAAACATATATCGACGCATGGAATGAGCATGTTGAGTCGAATCTTTCCGTCTATTTACACGATATTTATTTACGTACACTCGTAGGAATGGATTTTGACAGTATTTTGAAAAATGAATTTCTAAATAATCACGTGCTTATTCCTTTTATGAAAGAAACTATTATTAATAGAATGTTACAGTTACATATGAATGTACTGAAAGCAGCTAATATGGTTTATCATATAAAAACTGACTCGTGGAATGCTCTGAAAAATTGATATTTCTGACCCCCTTTTTATTATATAAAACCCACAAGTATGAGTACAACAGTTTATCCTCCCCTAGCTAGCAAGCGTTATCTTGTTTTTGACGTAGAAACGAATGGTCTTATGCCATCTCGTGTTCCATATAAGTCCTCCAGTTCTAAAATTAATGATTATCCATACATTCTTCAACTAAGCTTTGCGATTTATGATGTACATGAAAAGAAACTGATTCAACAATTTGATTCGTATGTCGATGTTCCTGATGATGTACCTATTTCTGAGAAAATTACCAGTCTTACTGGAATTGATAGAAGTATGTGCAAACAGGGAAAACCTATTATTGATGTACTGGAAAAGTTTTACGAAGCCTACATGTTTTGTAATGGTCTGGTTGCGCACAATATAGATTTTGATGAAAAGGCAATTCAAGTTTCTATCGAGCGTTATCGAGATGAGATTACAAAAAAGTGCCCCCACATCTTTTCCTGCTTTCAACCGATGTACGAAAAGCTCCATGAAGTGGATCGTTATTGCACCATGAAAAAGGGAACAGATTTGTGTAATATCATGGTTGAATACGACGTAAAGAATTCCACTTCCGGTGAAAAGCGTGTGAAGAAGAAGTGGCCACGATTGGAAGAATTGCATAAACATTTGTTCCCAAATGAATCTTTGAGCGGTTTGCATAACTCTATGGTCGATGTACTTGTTTGTTTGCGATGCTTTTTGAAAATGAAATTTAACACAGATCCAGGATCTTTTATTTAATTGTAAATATATTAAAGAAAAAAACGTGTATATACATAATGGAAACAGCTGAAGAAAAAATTCCTATTAATATTGAATTAAGTGAAGAAGAAAAAAAAATGTGTAATGCTAGTTATAATGAAGTATTACTTTTTTATTTGGTAAATCCGACTGTTTTTCTAAGTCACGTATATGATTCTGTTTCCAATATGGAATGGAAATTCTATTTTTAAATGTATGCGGATCAAAAAATAATTAATGTTATAGTGAACTAATTATTTTTTATTGTACTTTTTATTATATTTCTTCTTATTTGAACGTCTTTTGTTCTTTCTTGATTTGACCTTTGTTTTGCAATTTCCTTTGCGGCTCTTGCGACACTTACGTCCTCCTTTACGAGTTTTGCGTTGTTTTTGACCTCCGCTGGTGTCTTCGACGTTCATAGTATTATCATTATCAGCAGATTCTTTTTCTCCATCTTCATCTCCTGTTAATTCAGTTTGAGCATCTTTGGCTTCTTCTAATTCTTTTTTAGCAGCGTTTAATGCTTCTAATAGCTCGTTTTGTTTGTTAATAAATTCTGTTTTCTTTTGTATTTTAAGTATTTGTTTTCCCATGCTCTCAAGTTTGCTCTCATCGAATTTAATTTCCATTTTATCAGTTTCTTGTTCTTGTTCTACACGTTCTTCACTTCCAGGCAACCCTTTTTTCATTTCCTCAATCATTTCAATTAAATCACCATATAATGCTGCATCTATACCTTTAATATACTCGGTATGTTTTTTTCTTGCATCATTTATATTCGCAACTATTAATTGTGAAAGTGCGGTAAGTGACTCTACTGTACCGCTAAAAGTTATATTATTTCTATCTAAAAATTCTTGTATTAATAAACTACCTGCAGCAACACTATCTTTAGTAAACAATAAAATAGCTACAAATTTTGAACCATATTCTAAACTAGATTCAATTATTTTATTTCTTATCAAAAAAGAAACTAATTCCTTCTGACAACGATCAGCTAATTTTTTAAAATCGTTAAAAATTGTTTCTGCGTCAGGTATAGCAACTATAGTTGATTCAGGCATAAGTAAATCTCTTAATTTTTGTCCTATTTTTTGAACTGCCTCAATAGGATTTCCGCCTTTCATCATTTTTCCTTTTCCACCGTTAAAATTTCCGTTATATCCATCTTCAAAAGCATCATGTATCTGTTTTGCTTCAGCTATATTACACTGTATGCTTCGTGCATAATCTTGATACCTTCTATAAGATTCATTTTGATAAATCGCAGCATCACCGTAAATGTTATAATCTTCATATTTAGGGTCGCCAAAAGCTTTAGTTGGTCCTCTCTTTTCGCCTCTTTTTTGTTCCATATTTAAATATATATAATATAATAATAAAATATTTTATATATCTCTAAACTTATCCTGAACACATCTCACAAATTTCGTCTTCTGTTTCTTCAACTAAACTATTGTTTCTATGTTTTTCAGGTTCAATCGTAAATTGTTGTGCCTGGTGTCTGGCTCTACGACGCAAATAGTAAATGCCCGTTTTCAATCCCTTCGACCATGAATAAAAATGCATCGATGTAAGCGTGTTATAATTAGGATCTTCCAACCACAAGTTCAAACTTTGACTTTGACAAATAAAGGCACCTCTATCCGCCGCCATATCAATCAAATCACGCATCTGCATCTCCCAAACCGTTTTATACTTTTCACGAATATGCTCTGGAATCATTTCCAACTGTTGAATACTACCATTATTTGCCACAATATTGTTTTTAATCTTTTCATTCCACAATTCTAATTCCAACAAATCCCGCATCAAATACTTATTTGCTAAAATAAACTCTCCAGCAATCGTTCTGCGACTATAAATATTACTTGTGATTGGCTCGATGCATTCATTATTTCCCAAAATTTGTGATGTAGACGCAGTTGGCATCGGTGCCAATAACAACGAATTACGAATACCATGCGTACTAATTAACTCTTTCAATAAATTCCAATCATATCGTGCACTCGGTGTTACATTCCACATGTCGAATTGCAAAATGCCCTTTGATACAGGTGAACCTTCAAACGTACTATATGGTCCTTCTGTTAGCGAAATTTCTTGACTACATTCAAGTGCTGCATGATAAATCGTTTCAAAAATATCCTTATTCAATTGTTTGGCGTCGTCCGATGTAAAGGTGAAATTCATCTTGAAAAACAAATCCGCCATCCCTTGTACTCCAATTCCAATCGGACGATGACGCATATTGCTCTTGTGTGTTTTTTCTGTAGGATAAAAGTTTACATCAATAATACGGTTCAAATTATAAGTAACCACTTTTGTAACCGCATGCAACTTTTCATGATCAAAAAATACATTTTCAGGATCCGTATCATTCACAAAATTAGGCAACGAAATACTTGCCAAATTACAAACCGCCGTTTCTTCACTATCCGAATACTCAATAATCTCTGTACATAAATTACTCGACTTAATCATACCCACATTCTGTTGATTTGATTTGCGATTGCAAGCATCTTTGTATAACAAATAAGGTGTTCCTGTTTCCATTTGAGCATCCAATACTTGAAACCACAGATCACGCGCCTTAACCGTCTTTTTTCCTCTATTTTCACCTTCATATTTCTCATACAGTTCTTTGAATTCATCACCATATACATCGGAAAGACCCGGACATTCATCTGGGCACATAAGTGTCCAATCTCCGTCCTTTTTCACACGTTCCATAAACAAATCAGGAATCCAAAGTGCATAAAACAAATCGCGCGCCTTCAATTCTTCATCACCATGATTCTTGCGCATTTGCAAAAAGATTTCAATATCTCCATGCCATGGCTCCAAATAAATGGCAAAACTACCGTTACGCTTTCCACCACCTTGATCTACGTACTTGGCGGTATTATTAAATACTTTCAACATCGGTACAATTCCATTCGACGTTCCATTTGTTCCGCGGATTTCACTACCTGATGCCCGTACATTATGAATATGCAATCCAATTCCACCTGCCCACTTGGAAATCATCGCACAATCCTTGAGAGTATTATAAATACCTTCGATACTGTCACTTTCCATGGAAAGTAAATAACACGACGACAATTGCGGTTTGGGAGTACCTGCATTATAAAGTGTCGGTGTGGCATGTGTAAAATATTTTTGTGACATGTAATCATAAGTTTCCAATACTTTCTCAATATTGTCTTTATGAATGCCCAAACTAACACGCATCCACATATGTTGAGGACGCTCTACTATTTTATTACTGACTTTCATTAAATACGCTCGTTCTAGCGTTTTGAAACCAAAATAATCAATCAAATAATCACGGGTATAATCTATAGTTGTTTCTAAAATTTCTCTATGTTTTTCTACGATATCATACATTTCTTTTGTTACAATTGGACTGTCTTTATTATGAACATCTTTATTGTTATATAATTTACTTATTACTTCAAATAAGGTGCTGCTTGTGTCTTTATGGTGATTAGAGACAACAATTCGTCCAGCTAATATATTATAATCAGGGTGAGTCGATGCCATCGAAGCACACTGTTCGGCCGAAAGCTCATCGATTTTTGTAGTAGAAATACCTGAATACAATTGATCAATTACTTTCATGGCCAGACTTGAATAATTAATTTTGATATTTGCTTCTTGGCCAATTGTTTTAATGCGCTTTAAAATTTTATCGAAAGCTACATACTCTGACTTGCCATTACGTTTTGTTACATACATTTCATCATCTGCACTCATGACTATTAATATGTAATGGCAAATAAATTTTATATACTTTTTACAAATGTAAATATAAGATGAAAATAAATTAATGTAAAATAATAATAAAAAATTGATATTATTATTTAAGAAATTAAAATATAACAAAATAAAACACTACAATTAATAATTATGGTAGCTCCTCCTAGATTTGAAAGAAGATTTAATAGTTCCGAAGTACCAAGAAATGACCAAAATTTGCACGATTATGTAAATAGCTTATCAGATGATGCTGCAGTTGAATATATATTATGGCGTACACAACTTAGCAGAGAATATATTGCACAACATGGAGACGCAGTAGATGAACATCGTGAATTTATTAATAATTATTCGCATGATGATGATCTTCGCACATTAGCTTTAGAATTGGGACTGGATCAAGAAGATTATGAAAACGAAAATATAGTAGGACTTTATAATGAAGACGAAGAATACTCGGACGAAGAAGACTCAGACGAAGAAGAAGAACAAAACGAACAAGAAGAACAAAACGAACAAGAAATATCTTCCATAACATGGTACCCTGTTGCTCAATAATAAAACAAAAACAACTATTCATTTGTAATATATTGCCCTGTAAAGCTCGAGTCTTCAAACTGCTGTATTGATGGATTTAAACTATTCAATACTTCTTTTATTGAATCTAAACTTAAATAAAAAAGTTCATCAATATCCAATTCTTTTCTAATTTCATCAATACTACGCTCGTGTGCAATCAATTCATCATAAGTCGGAATCGAAATTCCATAAATATTCGGATAACGTACAGGTGGACTACAACTAATAAACGTTATTTTTTTTGGATTTCCCTTTCGAAGTTCTTTTATAATATGTTTACATGTATTTCCCCTTACAATCGAATCATCAATCACCAAAACATTCTTATTTTCAATCAAAGAATGCATAACCTTTATTTTGGAAATGTTTTTTAATATTTCATTTCCCTGATTAATAAACGTGCGATGGGTATATCTATTTTTTATAACAGCATGTTTAACAGGTTTATTTAATAAATAAGCCACCGATGTTGCTGTTATGATACTTGTCATCGGAATAGGTACCACAATATCGATTTTTTTAATCGTATTATTATCTAATAATTTTACTACTTTCTCAGCGATCTTTTCTCGAAATGAATATACCAAAATATCATTAATATAGGATTCTGGATTTGCAAAATAAATATATTCAAAAATACATGGTTTTAGCGGTTCTTTAAATAATTGTTTTTTAAATATTTCTAATTTTGTATTAACAATCATGATTTCTCCATTTTTTATATCTTCAAAATGATCATGATTATAAAATGCATTTGTTTCTGAAGCAATAGAAACAGAACTATCAGATTTTGAATAAGAAAGTGGACGTATTCCATATTTATCTCTGAATCCAATCAAGCCATAATCACTTATCATAATTATAACAGAAAAACTACCTTTACATTTTTCACATATTTGTGAAATAGTAGTAACTATATGATCATTTGTAAGTAAAGAAAAATCTCTTTCAATAAAATGATAAAATAAATTTAATATTAATTCACTATCAGACGTACTATTTGCATATATTTGATGCGCATTCAAAAATTCTACAATTTCTTCTTTATTCGTTAAATTCCCATTATGAACTAATGAAATACCATACGGCTTTAATATAGAAAATGGCTGAATTTCATTTCGACTATTTGAACCACTTGTAGGATATCGAACATGAGCTATTCCCATATTTCCAGAAAAATTTTTCAAATCTTCTATATGAGAATTTATAAGGCCCAATTTTTTCGATTTGAATGTTCTTTTTGTCAAACTAGAAAAGAATATAAAACCACTCGAATGTTGACCTCTGTGTTGTAAATAAAAAAGTGATTTATATAGTTCATCTACTATGCTATTTGAACTATCGATTATGCCGCTGATTCCACACATACGTAAATATACTACCCTTTTATTATTTAACTTCCTTATCTTATTTACTTATTTTAGATAATAAGTAAATACATGATTTATGCCCATTCTTTTTCGTCTATTTGTATCATGCAACCCCCCTTTTCATCCGCCGAATTGCGACGTTTCTTACTTGCACGATGCTCGTATCCGTCCACTCGTTCTTTCACTATAATGTTCCATGTATTTTGAATTTTAGATAAACATGTATCAAACCAATCTCTATTCCGTTTAATCAATATGCACGAAAATTCGTCCAAATAATAGTAATCGACTTTTGTCAATATAAATTGATGATGTTTCTCGATTTCTTTATCAATATATGCATCCAAATCAGTAGATAACAGATTTAATGGAGCATACACATAAGTAATCTTATTGTTTGCAAGAACTTGTTCATTTTTACTCATATCACAAGGCTTGAATTTGGGTAAAAATTGTAATATAGCCCCCTTATATTCATGTTCTCTATCAGACAAAAACTGTTCTTTTGTTTCAAATTCTTTTATACGCGTTTCTACAAAATCACATTCATCCAAATCACAGACTTCCATTTGTAATTGTGTTTGAATCCAATATTCTTGCTTTGGTATACATGTAATTTCGCGATTATAAATATTCTTGATTTCGAGCATCCTTCCATACCGCAAATTTAACGGATCAATATTTATGCCATCTGGCGAAGCCCCAATAAAACTGTGTTTGGGATGTGGTAAACAACCAAATTCGCCTATTTGTGTACGAAACATATCTTCGTAAATCATGATTGTGACTGGTTCGTATTTGACCCCCCAATATAATGGGCCACTTGTTACAGCAAATTCGAAGTTAACCTCTTCAACTGGCCTACATTTTTCATATATCAAACTATTTACTTGAGACTCTGTTCCAAATACTTTCCATAAACTACTTGCTGTGATCAAATTATATCTATATACATACCATTCTTTCGATTTTTGTTCAGGTTGTTCGAGCTGTTGTAAATGATCAATCTTTTTTTTCATTTTTTCTATTCTATCCGGATCAATATAATTTTCTTCAATAGTGATTGAGTTTGACCGCATCGGGACTCTGTGAAATGTGAAATAATTGTTTATATTTTCTTCCACAAAATCATGTAAATCTAAATATTCGTCTGTTGTTTCTTCTTGCTCTTGATAAATATCTGCATATATGAGGTCTTTATATACAAGATCCGTAATCGAATCAATCATATTTTCATGAAAATATGGATTGCTCATATGTATCAAATTTATGTCTAAATAATTTTCTATTAATTCTTGTATCGTTGTCTGTAAATCGTTTATTTCATCCTCATTGAAGGATTCCATGTGTAGCTAATAAAGTCTATTAATTTATTTCTATATTATATTTGAAATAGATTAACATACGTCACTCTTTGGTGAACCGCTTTGCTTCTCTTTTTTCTTTGGGGCCAACGATTTTAACGTGGATACACGCTTTGCATCTACAATTTTTAAAGTAAAGTTTTTATTTACCTTATTGAAGTGTAAAGATGGTATTGACAAAATACTCTGCATTTCTTTATTGTAGTTGACATCTTTGGTACGATTCAAACGATTCTTCTCCAAACAATTTGTGAAAAACATTTTAAGTGATTTGATATCTTTTACTGGCATACCATGTTCCTTTCCGTATCTTTCAGCATAAGAATGTAGCAACTGCCTTTTGATATTTTTATCCAGCTTCATCCAGGATTCTGTTTTATTGTGTTGACGTTCTTGCTCCAATATAGAATCTATATTTAACAAGTTGGCCTCTTCTGGCATGGAAAGCATTTCTTGATTATTTTCTAAACTCATGTTTAGCGCGTTGTCTTTAAATATTATATCAATAAATGTTTATTACCTTTTATTAAGTGTTTATTTTTCCGGCCTCTTTTACGGAGTTTTTGTCTATCACGACTTCTTTCATTATGTTTTTTACGATTTTATCATCTTGTTTTTCTTCATCATTCCCTAGAGTATGAAGTGAAATTTTGACAAATTCATCGTTTTCTTTGGAATCCATAACTGTGCATTCGGGATTTTTTTCTTGCCAATCAGGAAGCATCTGAATTTTTTTATTCTGGATTTCTTTTATTGTTTGTTTTATCTTACTGTTTTCTCGTGTATCTTTTTCCCATCTATTTTCATCTTTTATATATACAATCTCTCGTTTTGCATCTGTGCAGTGTATTGGACGTTCATTTTCATCTAAATCACGTAATGCTTTGACAAATACACGACTAATCCCATCTATGTATCCTAGACGACCAGTTTCTTGCAAGTCGTTTAAAGAAAGTTGTATGGAATCTACAAAATCGGTCAAATTTAATGCGTTTTTACACTGTTCGTTCAAAAAGAACTGGAGATTGAATGTCGTATTGTTTGTATTGTTGACGTTGTTGTTATTAATCGTTTTTCCTTCTTTGGCAACCTCTAATAATTGATTCTGCAAGTTTTTATTATGATGATGCTGCTCAACAATAAGTTCTTTAAATTCTTGATTTTGTTTAATTAGCTCAAATACAATATTTGGATCTGATGGATCACAGTCACTCATTTCTGATAATTGTGGTTCTTCTTCTTCTTTTTTTTTTGGAAAGCATTTTTTCTTATGATACCATAAACTATTATTTGCATTAAATTCCTTATTGCAATTGGTGCAAATATAAATTTTGGGTAAAAGGGGTTTTTTTGGATTCAAATCATTCAATTTTAGGTGCTTTGCTGTCCCGATGTGTCTTGACCAATCTTTTTTGTTATGAGAACTGAAGTTACATTTTTCACAAAAAAACTTGGGTTTTTTTTGGGGAGAAATCATTCTATAATATTCTATATTTATAGAATAGAAAAAAACCCCTAAATCGTTTTTTTTAATATACAAAAAAATCCTCAGTAACACAACATACCTAATTTTTTTTGTATTTAAAGCAGAATCAGGCAAAATCAAAAAAACGAAAAAAAATCAAACAAAAGTAAATCTAAAAAAACGATTTTGGACATTTTAAAAATGTCCATTTTCAAATTTTTTAAAAAACTTTTAAACAACTTTTTACACTTTTTTTTTAATCTTTAATAAAATACTTCAACATATCCTTAATGGGACCATTTACGTGTAATAATTGAGGATTACTATTTCTGTATTTCAAAGCATTACCGTCATATTTAAAATATTCGGTATTCATATTATATGAATTGAGAAATAGTTCGTTGTTATAATCTAATTTTATCATATTTGTATTTTCCAAGTATTTTATCGTCCAAAACAACTGATCATCGTCTTGATCATTATAATTATAATCATGTAAGAACGAGCGTAGAGCCCACACTCGTCCAATATACAAACCACTATTCAAATAAGAAAATTCTTTGGATCGATCTTGATAACGCTTTGTTTGACTCGGATCAGGATTACATTCTGTCTCTGCACCGAATACAATCGGATAATTCATTTTTTCAAATCGTTTTATAATTTCCTTTTGATTTCCACAATATACAACATCGTATGCATCTGTAAATAGTATAATATCACTATTGTTTAATTTAGGATTTTCTAAAAATTGCTTTACTTCACGCAGTTTGAGTCCAAAGTTGCCTTTAGCATTCCATCCAATCGATCTATTTTCTTGTAATCCTAAAACATGTATTTCTTCGTCGTTTTTTTGTACTGTTTTAATGATGTTGTTTAAAATAATGTGCGGTTTTGTTGCAACGGTGATATAGTAAAACATTCGTATATAGTCTAAATACATATATATTTTGTGTTTAAATGAGTTACGATAGTTTCGTATAGCAATATATATGTCAGAATCAGAAATAGATGTGGGTTCAATAAATCAGGAAAAAGACGAATTAAAAATGTATCGAAATAAAGACGCGAAACAATTGAAAAACAATCTATTAAAAAAAACGCGACCATATTTTGAGATTTGTAAACGAAATATCAATAGTGAGAAGAAGAAGAAGTATGAAATCAACGAAAAAATATTAGAAACAGATTTGAATAAAAAGGTATTACTAGAATTGAAATATCATGAATTGAGTAGCAAAATAGGATGGATTCAGTTATCCATTATTTTTGCTTCGACTGCCATTACTTTTATACAAACCGCGGATGGTGTATTTGTATTTCCAGAGACTTATATTTCAACAATTGTTTCGATTAGTTTATCTACTTATGTAGCTTTAATTTTAGCGATTTCCAGGTTTTTCAAGTTTGATGAATCGAAGGAGCAAATAGTCAATTTATTGTCTACTTTTGCTTTGTATATTAATAAATTAAAAACACGCAAGCAAATATTGATTGATCATAATTTTAATTATTATAAGCGTGATATAGATCATGAATATAGCGAATGGGAAAAACTGAAAGATATGTTTGATAAAGATGGTTCAACAGAATTAAAAGTAAATATAGATAATGGAATTGATATGCTGTTGACAAAGAAGGATATTTTAAAGTACAGAGAAGAAATGTTGACGTTGCAATTACAGGAATTCATAATTGAACAACAAGCTTCTATTTATAGTAAAATGGAACCACTGATGTTTAGTCATTTATATAAATACAAGACGGATGTGGGGTGTTTGAATAAAGTATTTATGCGTATATTTCACACAACAAAGTTTCATAAGAAAGCACGTGATATTTATTGTATGCAAGAAATCGATAAAGTACGCCATACAAATGATATAGAAGTGAAATCGAATGAATTGCGAAAGATAAATTTAGAATTGAAACAATTACAAAGAGATAATAAAACAATCGAAAAAGTAAGAAATACAGTTGAAGATGAAAAGATACGCAAAAAGATGGAACAATTATTTTCAAAAAAGCAAAATATTCGAGAACAGTTAATCAGCGCAAAGAGTGAAGTAGACGATACAAAAAAATTATTGAAAGCATACAAATCGAATCAAAATACCGAAAAGATTTATAAAGAGTTAAATAAAAATATTAATATTGAGCATGAATTAGGAATACGTGATTCTGAAAGGTTTAATGTAAGTGATATTGAAAAGAAAGAAGAAGCTCTCAAAAATTATAATTTTATTCACAGTCAAGTTACAGATAAAATGAAAGAATTAGAAAAATTAAAAGAACATGAATATATTTTAGCTCACGAATTGTATTATCCAGATGAATATTATGGAATTACCGAAGATCAATTAAACGAACACAATTTAAATCAAGAAAACCGACAATTTTATGGTACAAAAAGGTATCCAAGTTCTCCAAGTAGTAGTAATTTTTCTTGTAGTAGTTGTAGTAGTGACGAGAAACACCTTTCGAAGCAAAGTATATTTAATCGAATAAAACGAGGTACTTATAGTAAACATAAAAAAGAAGAGAACATAAAGTTAGAGAAAAATGATTTATTGGAGAATGAAGATAATATAGAAGAAATAAATTTGAAAGAAGACAATAATGAATGCTTAGTAAATGAATGCTTTGTGAATGATGGAATAGATTCTGATGTATTATCAGAAAATAGTTCTATAGAATTACCGAGACATAAAAATCATCAATTGCGAAGACAATCAACTTCTTTATTAGGTCATATATTTAATTTTAATTCTAATAGTGAAAATAATTTAGAAGATCAAGAAGATGTTTATGATAAAGTATAATTGTATAATAATGGACAAAAAGATTATACAATTACCAATAGAAAATAATAAAAATGCAAAACCGAGTGAGAAAAAACGGAGACAAGTTACCGAAAAGGGATACTGGAATCCAGATATTGATGCTATGAAAGTGTTGTTGCAATTAAAAAATAATGATCCGGAAAATGATGATGAAATAGTAATAATGAAAGAAGTGCAAAGTAAACTAAGCAGTTATAAAACACAAGATAAAAAGAAGAAATTGTTTGACAATAATAAAATAATTTCGTCGAGGCAAATTATCGATAAATTGCTTGATTGTGAATTATGTTGTTTTTACTGTAAGGAAAAGGTAAAATTAGCATATGAATACATAAGAGAGCCTTTGCAGTGGTCTTTGGACAGATTAGATAATAATTATGGACATAATTATGATAATATTGTAATAAGTTGTTATTTATGTAATGTGAATCGGAAAACGATGCATTTTGAACGTTATAAATTCACCAAAGAATTAGTATTGGTTAAAAAAGAAGAAAGCGTTTAAAGAAATATAAAAAAGTAGGCTAGAAATAGTATATGAACACATTACCAATACATCAAAACATATACAATAAGTTGGATTATTTTACTCAATCAAATAATATACCACATATTATTTTTCATGGCAAAACGGGTTCAGGAAAACGGACGATTGTTAACAATTTTTTGAATAAAATATATCATAATGACAAGCAAAATATAAAATCCAACGTATTGCATGTGAATTGCGCTCATGGAAAAGGAATAAAATTTATTCGAGAAGATTTAAAATTTTTCGCAAAATCAAATATTCAAACAAAGCAACATGTTCCTTTCAAATCGATTGTTTTATTAAATGCGGGGTATTTAACTATGGATGCACAGTCAGCGCTGCGAAGATGTATTGAATTATTCAGTTACAATACCAGATTTTTCATCATTATTGAAAATAAAAATAAACTATTGAATCCGATTTTATCTCGATTTTGTGAGATTTATGTACCTGAATTTATGAATGCAGATCAAGAAATATTAAATTTGCATAGTTTTTTCATAGATAAATCATACGATATTGATCAAACAAAGGAAAATGTAAAATTAATTCACGATAAATGCAAACATATGGAAAAAACACACGAAAGTTTCATGAGCATAGCAGAAGAGTTATATCAGAATGGAATGTCATGTTTAGATTTAATAGAATACGTCAATCAAAATGAAGATATAAATGAAACAGATAAAATAACAGTAAGTTTATGTTTTGATAAAATTCGATCAGAATTTAGAAATGAAAAGTTATTAATGCTGTTTATTTTAGATTTTATATATATTCGTTCAAATAAGGATTTAAAATGTATTTCGGTATTATAATTATTTATGGACGATTTCGTATTATCCAATTTACACGAATCTAGAAACGAATGGTGTAGTCGCTTAGTAACAATATTCACTCCTTTAGTGAATGAGGGGATTCGATCAATCTTTAATGAATCTTGGAAACTATGTTTAGATAATGATGAAGCAAACAAATATTTAATGACATTTCAAAATCTTTTGTCTCGTATTCCCAAGTGGAATAATACAATTATCGAAGAAGAGAAAAATCGTATTATTGAACGTAGTTCATGTGAATATTTGGAGGACTTAATTACATGCGTTCACATTATTCAGTTAAAGGTTCTTACATGTATTCGTGTAGGTAACAAGCAAAAGAAGATTGATATTTCAATACCTAATTTGAATGATTTTATTCATAAGGTATATATTCATGTTGCACGAAAGGTATATTCAAACGTATACTTGTTTGAAAAGAGTTTAACTCCTTTACAGCAGCAAAAAAATAATCGTGAGTTTGAAGTAGTCATTCAAGAATGCATATTGACAGCTATTCGTGATTCAATTCCTACACAGGCTATTATTCGTGCTTATATGGACGAAAGTGTTGAACAAGAAGAAGAAGTTTTTGTAGAAAAGATTGAAGAGCCTGAAGAAGAAGTGAATGAAGAAAAGAAGGAAGAGGAAAATACTGATGAAGAAAAGAAGGAAGAAGAGATTCCAGAAACGGTTCCGTCAATTAAGAACAAGGACGATAACGAAGTTGTAACTCGGTTAACCTTTAACAATGTAGATAATGTATTAGACGAAACAAATAATGAGCAAGAAGTTGAAGCACCTAAAACAATTGAAGCATTAAATAATCTTAGCCTGGAGCGTGCGATGAAAGAAGCACAAGAGGATGATGATGATGAAAAGATTATGTTTCATGATGAACCTGTAAATTTAACTGATTTCGAAGTATTAGATGATCCATTCAAGAAAAATGATGAAATTCTTCTTGATAATGTCGAAGTTTTAGGTTAATTTAGGTTATTCGTTATAATACAGAATAAAAGGTCTATTTTTTCATATATAATGGAGAAAATATTTTTAGCAGCAGCAGTAACAAGTGCAGTTTATATAGCGATGACACTTGTCGAATCTAAATTCTTAAAAAAAGAATTTAAGCCTGTAAAAGAAATGATACGAGAAGGATTTTTTGTATTTTTATCTGCTTTGTTCGGGTTATTTATCTTCTTTAAGATGAGTGGTTCATTTACAGATTTTTTTAACGTAATTACAGAAACTAAAACAACAGATTTGAAATCTACTCAAGTTTTTACTGGGGAACCAGAATTTTAAAATATTTGTATTTTATATAAATATTTTATGGATAAATCCGGAGAAAAACCGAAAAAAGAAAGAAAAACAAGGAAAAAGAAGTCTCCTCAAAATAAAACAAAAAAAATATATAAAAATGGTCCTCGGTTGAATGAAAAAATCATAGAAATGCTGTCCAAATTAGCAAAATTAATGCAAAATAAGGGAAAGTATATTAGAACAAGTGCTTATTCAAAGGCTAAGAATAGTATTATGGCATTTCAAGAAAATATTACTGATTTGGATCAGTTGGATGAAATACCGAATGTAGGTCCAGCGATCAAAGAAAAAGCAGTTATATATATTGAAACAAATACACTTCCATTATTTGAGGAAGAAAAAGAAAATCCTATACATATTTTAACAGAAGTTCATGGTATAGGTCCGGTCAAAGCGAAAGAGTTGATTGAAAAACACAATATTACTACTATTGATCAACTTCGCACAAAGGAAGAATTATTGAATGATGTACAAAAAAAAGGATTAAAGTATTACGAAGATTTGATTAAACGTATTCCCAGAGATGAAATAGAAAAATACAATATCGAAATTAATAGTGTATTTGAAAAAGTAAAAACAGTAGATGCAAGGTTTGAAATAGTGGGTAGTTATCGACGTGGATTAAAAGAATCAGGAGATATTGATGTTATTTTAACAGCAAAAGATCCATCATTTTTCCGTTCTTTTATTGCTGAATTAAAAACGAAGAATCTTATTTTGGAAGTATTGTCTGAAGGAGATACAAAAAGCTTTGTAATAGCAAAATTGTCCTATTATAAAACAGCTCGTCGTGTTGATTTTATGTATACACCTCCAGAAGAGTTTCCATTCGCAATTCTCTATTTTACAGGAAGCAAAGAATTTAATACAAGTATGCGTGCATATGCATTAAAATTAGGTGTTTCTTTGAATGAACACGGACTCTCCAAAAAGGCTGGAAAGAAGAAGGATGAAGAGAAATTAAAAGTAGATGTAAAGACGGAAGAAGACATTTTTAAGAAATTACATTTAAAATATGTTGAACCGGTGAATCGTATAAATGGAAATAATGTAATTAGTACGATTCCAACTATTATTCATAAAGCAGAACCTAAAGATTCTGAATGTTTTACAAGTTGTGAGACTGTTCCGGCTGGAAGCTGTGGAACAGGTTGTGAACCAAGTTGGACATCTAATAAACAAAAAGATTCTCGTAATTGGTGTACTTGTAATTTGGAGAAAAAGGATTGTGGAACAAAAATATGTCCTGTTCATGGTTCAAAAACAAACAAATCGAATGAAACAAGAAAACAGGTACCAAAAAGAACAAACAAGCGAATTACTTTGAAAAAAATTGAAATTATATCATTAGATACTCCTTCTCAACAAGGATCTCAAGTAGAACAAATCGATAAAATTATAGAAAAAAAATCTCCTTTAGAAGAAAAGATGAAAGAGAAAAAGCTAGATTATAAGCAACGTATTGGGGTGTTTAAAGAAAAGGGTATGGAAATGCTGGAGAAATTTCAAGAAAGTGAATTGAATGAAATGATGGAAAAGGCAAATGATCATTATTATAATCAAGACCCTCTGATGACAGATAATCAATATGACATTATCAAAGAATATGTAGAAGAAAAATATCCTAAGAACGAAATAGTGAAACAAATAGGTGCCCCGGTTACAGGAAAAAATAAGGTAGAATTGCCTTATTATATGGGATCCATGGATAAGATTAAGCCAGATACAAATGCGTTAATTAAATGGAAAGCAAAGTATGATGGGCCATATATAATATCTGCAAAATTGGATGGCATTAGTGGATTATATTCGACCGAAAATGGAGTAGAAAAGTTATATACACGTGGTAACGGAGTAGTGGGTCAAGACATAAGTATGTTTATTCCTTATTTAAAGTTACCAAAATTAAATCAAGCAAAAGATGTAACATTACGTGGAGAATTAATTATTGATAGAAATGTGTTTGAAAAAAAATACAAAGACAAATTTGCAAATCCGCGTAATTTTGTAGCTGGAATTATGAATTCTAAAAATGTAGATACAAATAAGATTGCTGATATTCATTTTGTTGCCTATGAAGTAATTAAACCTGAATTGAAACCAAGTGAACAAATGAAGATGTTGGAGAAAATAAACATTTATACTGTGTTGAATGAAACACACAAGGATATTACGAATGAAATGTTGTCAGAGTTATTGATGAAAGTACGTTCTACCTATAAATATGAATCAGATGGAATTATTGTAGCAAATGATAAGAGTTATCAACGTCAAAATAAGAATCCTGAACATGCTTTCGCATTTAAAATGGTGATTTCGGATCAAATTGCAGAGGCCAAAGTGGTTGATGTTATATGGAGTCCAAGTAAAAGTGGATTTTTAAAACCACGTGTTCGTATAGAACCTATACAATTGGGTGGTGTTAGAATTGAATATGCAACTGGGTTCAACGGTTCCTTTATTGAAAATAACAAGATTGGTATTGGAGCGAAGATACAATTGATTCGAAGTGGAGATGTAATACCCTATATTCGCGAAGTGATTGAACCAGCAGATGCACCAAAAATGCCAAATGTTGAATATCACTGGAATGAAACACATATTGATATTATTTTAGATGATGCCGATTCAGATATTACAGTAAGGGAAAAGAATATTACAGAATTTTTCAAAGGGTTAGGTATTAAAGATTTGGGTCCAGGAAATGTAAAACGTATAATGGATGTTGGGTATGATACGCTGCCCAAAATCATATTGATGAAGAAATATGAATTTGCAAAGGTAGAAGGATTCAAAGAGAAAATGGTGGATAAAATATATAATGGAATACAAGATAAAGTAAAAACAGCAAGTTTGATTGATATTATGTCAGCATCAAATATGTTTGGTCGTGGTATTGGTAAAAGGAAGATTACGCCTATTATGGAAATGTATCCTGATATTCTAACTTCAAATGAGACTCACGAAGAGAAGATTGAAATGTTGAAACAAGTACCAAATATTGGTAAGGAAAATGCGCAAAGCTTTGTGAAAAATATGCATGTATTTTTGCAATTTATGAAAGATGCTAAAATTCAAGAAATACAAGCAAATAAATCAATTTCTCCGAAAAAACCCAAAAATATAATACAAAGTGAATTAACAGGTAAAAAAATTGTAATGACAAAGGTTCGTGATAAAGATATTATAGAAAAATTAGAAGAAGCTGGAGGAAAATTAGCAGATGCTGTCAATAAAGAAACATTTGTATTGATTGTAAAGTCTTATGATGATGATTCTAATAAAGTGAAAAAAGCAAAAGAATTGGGTGTATCGATTATGACTCCCAAGGATTTTAAGAAGAAGTATATGTAAATGATGAACTAGTGGGTTTACAACAACGATGTCGTCTGTTAGATGATAATGGGATAGCAGTAGGAAAAAATAAGTGATTGCAAAGAAAATAACTATACAAATATCTTATGTAACTGTATTAAAAAATTGATTGCATTATTTTTTATATTTTAAATTAAAAATAATGGAACCCAAACCAAAAAAAAAGAAGATTAAAATTATAGCTAAGCCTGTAGAAAAAGAACCGATAGTAGAAGAAACGAATGAAAATCCTGAAATATGTCAAGTGAATGAAAATGTATTATTATATATGGGTGATTGTTTAGAAAAGATGAAGTTAATTCCAGATGATAGTGTACATTTAATATTGTGTGATTTACCATATGGGACAACCAAATGCAAGTGGGATACAATAATTAATTTGGATGAATTATGGAAGCAATACATGCGTGTATTGATCAAGCCTACTGGTGTTGTTGTATTGTTTGGACAACAGCCATTCACATCTCGTCTGATATCGTCTAATTATAAGTGGTTTAAATACAATTTTATATGGAAAAAGAATAAAACAACACAGTTTTTGTTGGCGAATTATCGTCCTATGAAATGTACAGAAGATATTTGCGTATTTTCACCAGGTGGTGCAGCTGCAGCTTCAAGACATAAGGGAAATATGACATATAATCCACAAGGACTTGTTCCTGTAGAAATAAAAAAAAAGAATTCTCAAAAGCGTATAGGAAAAATGTTGAATCAAGCTCATCATTTGGGTCCAAATAATAAATTGATTGGAAATTCAGAATATACGCAAAAATTTACAAATTATCCGATTGAATTGATCGAGTTTGATATTGAAAGTACAACGATTCATGAAACGCAAAAACCAGTAAAATTAATAGAATACTTAATTAAAACGTATTCAAATGAAGGAAATATGGTATTAGATAATACGATGGGTTCAGGAACAACAGGAGTCGGGTGTGTAAATACGAATCGTAAATTTATTGGTATTGAAATAGAACAAAAGTATTTTGATCTTTCATGCGATCGATTAAAAAAGTTGTTTGTTACTTAATTTTACATTTATAAATGTTGCTGTGATTGAATAAACACATTTTCTATCGGTTCGTCTGCTGTTATAATTTGGTTATTGTTTACTGAAAATACTTTTTTTTCAGTTTTGTTTAAATAGTGAATACATTTGAGCATTCCTTCAATATTATCTCCTAGTACGCCCATAGAACGGTTACACGAGTTACATAACCATCCTCGGAAAAGTTCCTTTGTGTGGCAGTGATCAAATACTAGATTTTGTGTGGATTCACAAATTTCACACTGTGCACCTTCTGGTGCAGCATGGGGTATGCCATCTCTTTTGGCAATCTGTAAAGCAACTTTTTTTCCGTCAGCTGCTAATTTAGTGCAGGCGCTACACTCTGGTCTTCGCAAACGATAACCCCATCTATCAAATGCATCTCTACCACTTGTGTTTCCGTTATAGCAATCTAGTGTCTTTATTATATTGCACTTACTACATTTTTTATCTTGAGTCTTTGCATAAGCCAACTCATCTTGTGGATTACTATATACAGTATGTCCAACAAATCGCGCGTAATGTTGTAATTCTTTGGTTGATGTCATTATTAAGAGCTTATCTTGTTAAAATTACTTTAAAAATATCAATTTTTTACTATTTTTGAGAAGAATGACGTATACAATTAAAAAATTGATCTTTTAAATTTCAAAAAGTATCTTTAAGATACTAGTTCAATTTGTAAATAATGGTTTTGAAATTATTTACAACTTTAATGTTATTAATCGACTCTAAAATTACAATTAAACATCCGGATATTCCGTCATGTAAACGTTGTAAGTATTATATGCCATCAGATTTCTTGAGTTATCCTGAATTGGCTGAATGTAAAAAGTTCAAATACTTTGATCAAAGAACGGGACATCATGAATTCCCGTATGCAAAAACATGTAGAAGTAAGGAATTCATGTGCGGTACAGAAGGTAAGTCTTTTGTATTTAATAAAAATTTAGAAAAAGGACTTAGTAAAAATAAGGCATAATCGAATCAATATTTATTGTTGGTTCATTTGTTGTGCTACATAAAAATTGTGAAAAATATGGATCATCTAGTTGATCTTGGGGTAAATGGTTGTGTACACTTCTTGCAATCATTTTATATAATTTAAAATCTGGATATCGTTCTTCTCCATTTTTTTTATAGAGTACGTTTTTTCCATAATCATCAGTACACCATCTATCGATCGTTTTTTGAAAAGTATTGAATTTTGATTTATCATCGTCAATTTCAATCATAAAATCATATATACTACATCCTAATCTGCACAAGTCAAAACTCATATTGGGTTCGATTAGTGGTTTACTTTTATTATAATATGGCTCAAAATTATATTGTGTAGCAGCATCATCTCCAGGAGCAAAGCTATCACTACAGAATACATGATTTTCAAATTTATAAATAGCACGTCCAAAATCAATCAATTTGAAGATTTTACCAAAAGTAGGTATTTTGTAGATTTTCGCATTATATTGGTAATAAATATATTCAATATCTGTCTCAATATACATAATATTGTTTGTATGAAGATCATTATGTGTAAACCAATACGCCTTTTGCAAAACCAATAGAGTCATAATAATTTGCATTAAGTAAGCTGCTCCATTTTCTTCATTCACTAATTCATTTTCAAGTAATTGATCAAATGTGCCATCACATTTTTCTAAGCAAATGCTTTGTGTAGGATAATTGGGAATATATGCATAGGTATTTTCTTCAGGAGTCTCGCTTTCGCTGTTTTCATCACTATCATCAGTTTCATCACCTGACTCTTCCTCGTGACCTTCACCATCAGATTCTTCATCATCGTCATCACTATTGACTACTTCACTATCATCACTACTGGATTCATCATCGCTAGTATCTTCTTGTTCTTCGTTTGGTTTATTTAGTTCGTACACAGTTTGTCCTGTGTTTTCAGTATTTATTTCGTCAAATGTTATTTCAGGTAAAGAGTGTGCACTTACGTTGTGAACAATTTCATCAGAAAACACTAATTTATCTTTATTAGCACGAGAACCGTAACTAAAAATATTTTGATATTGCAAATTTTCAATATCGAATGTTTTATTCATGTTATCTGTAAAATAAGAATGACTGTATAAAAATTCTAAATCATCACTAATATTTGTTTTAAATTTGTTTTGTATTCCTAGAAAAGAACCATAATAATCGATTCCATGAATGAAGTTATGTTGATGTAATAATTTGCTACATAAAAAAGAGAAGAAGTTGTCGATATAAGAAATGTTGTTTTTATCTAAAAGTTTTTTGTTAATCGTTTCGTTTTCTTGTAAATTAGGTAAATATTGAATACTTGAATCATCCACATATTTGCCTATCAAGAATTTTAAAGGATTTACTAAAGGACTACATTTAATGAAAACATTTCGCTTTAATTCTTCATTCGAATCTGTATTTACGACTGTTTCTAAGTCTTTCATTACATACTTGTGTTTCAGAGTAATTTGATTAAAATGATCATCTTTCAAAGGAAAAAATACTTTTAAAATGGGGTTATAAAACTGACTTTTGGAGAAAGAAAATAGGTTATAGTCAAATGGATGATCTTTTTTATATTTATTTTCTAAAGAAGGGAGATCAATATATGTATTTTCTAGATAGTCTAGTGTAAATTTAGGAGTATTTGACGTCATAATAAAATGATTATAGTTGGTATTTACATTTTTTCTTACAAGTTTTAACTAATAAGTTCATAATTATATATATTTTTGTAATCATATAATATTAAATGTCATTAGAGTTAAGAAAATTTAATATGCGTGATATCACGTTTAAAAAAGAAGAAAATAAAGGACCCGTTATTGTTATGATAGGAAGACGTGATACAGGTAAATCGTTTCTAGTAAGAGATTTATTATTTTATCATCAAGATATTCCTATTGGAACAGTTATTTCTGGAACAGAGGCTGGAAATGGGTTTTATGCAGCACATGTCCCTAAATTATTTATTCATGAAGAATATAATACGGTATTGATTGAAAATATATTAAGAAGACAAAAAACAGTCCTAAAACAAATGAATAATGATATGAAACAATATGGAAGAACGACTATCGATCCGAGAACATTTGTTATTTTAGATGATTGTTTATATGATCAATCATGGACTCGTGATAAAATGATGAGACTGATGTTTATGAATGGTCGTCATTGGAAAATTATGTTAATTATTACTATGCAATATCCTTTAGGTATACCTCCTAATTTAAGAACAAATATTGATTATGTATTTATATTAAGAGAACCTTATTTAACAAATAGAAAGCGTATATGGGAGAATTATGCAAGTATGTTTCCTACGTTAGAGGCTTTTTGTACAGTAATGGATCAAACTACAGAAAATTATGAATGCTTGGTTATTAATAATAATGCAAAATCAAATAAATTGAATGATCAGATTTTTTGGTATAAAGCAGAGAAACAACCAGATTTCAAATTAGGGTCAAAAGAATTTTGGGATTTATCCAAAGATATGGGATCAGATGATGAAGGAGAAGCATATGATCCTAGTAAAAATAAAAAAAGAAATGCAACAAATATTAATGTAAAAAAAACAAAATGGTAAATTAGAATTCAGAGTCACTACTAAAACTTAATGTGCGACCAACACGATCGACTATGATAGCAACATCCGCGTCGCTATCATCTGTTTCACTAGCTGTTTCACTACTAGATTCTTGAGTATAGTTTTCTGCAACATTCAAGAAGTTAGATGTTGAGTTTGAAGATCTTGAGTTATCTTGATCAGAATATAAATTATAATTATTAATTCCCTGAAATAAAAAATGAAATTCACTATTTGGTATATTGGATGGTATATTACTACTTTGATTATTTGATGCATCCAATAACATATTTTGAAAAGAATCACTATGACTATTAGTGTCAGGTATATTGTTCGATGAGTTAGTCCGAAAAAAAGGTTGATGAAATCCTTGTTGATTACTAAGAAATGTATTAACATTTTCGACTACGTTTACATTCATTTGCAACATATTTTCTAATTGAGATGCAGCCTGTACTACTTCCTCATTATTATCTATATCTTCGCTTGATTTATTTCGTCTTTCAATATGACATAACGGATCGGTAATGTTGTTAATATTTTCAAAGTCTGGACATTTACTACTATATGTAATTCTCATTTTGTTTGACAATTTATCTTTTTTCACAATTTTTCTTCCGAAAATAGGATTATATTTTATAAGTTTATACATTTTATTCATAAATTCTTCTTCACATGATGTTTTTTGACGGGTATTTAAGCTTTTTTTTGATAGTAAATACAATCTTAAATAAGGTTTCATAATTTTAGCTAACAGTTGTTTTGGAAAATTATCATTTATTTCTCTGAATTGAAACCTTTGGGGTTTTTTCTTATTATAGTAAGAAAACATTCTTCTAATTTCTTTATCAATCCTGTTTGCATCATTTATTTTAAAGAATGAATCTATATTAAATTTGCGAATATCATATTCATTATATTCTTGAAAGTAAGATAGATTTAAATTATGTAAAAAGAAAGAATGAAACAAAGTAGGAACGTTGTAATAAGAAAATTTGAAAAAAAAGTAAATATTATACAAATTAGATTGATTGAAAGGAGTGTTATCATATGGGTTTTTAATAGATTGAATATCTGGAAATCCATAATCTTCTCTGCTCAAGCTTGTATTAATAATTTCTTTCAAATCATGCAAAGTAAAAATATATTTTCTTGAATTGTGCAATACACAGCAATTGTTTTTTTTATGATTAATAGAGTTCAAGTACATATCAGATTCATTTGCAGTTTTCGCAATTTTATGTTTTACTATATGTACAAATTTGGACAAAGCCAAGTAATGTCTTTGTAATATATTAAATCTGGTATTAAATTCTATTTTAGATGTAGGACTTGTAAACGGATTTTCATTATATTCCTTGAAATATTTGAATTTTTTATTAGAAATAGTTGATAGAGTTTTTTCTTTATTGTGGATAAATCCGGTTAAAAAATAATACATATGATTTGAATTATCAATCTGTTCCATTATATTTGAATCAATACTAAATAAGCTGTCACTAAACGTTTTATAATCTGGTTTTTCTTGAATTATAGAATTATAGGAAGCATCTGGCATATGAATACATTTTGCTAGGATGGTATAAAAGACGCTCATTTAAAGATATAAGCAAAATATGTTTATATCTTTTTATTATACTTTATTCTCACCTGAGGCATCGTTTGTCTTTTCAACCACATCTACCTTTTCATCATTATCCTTTTGTTCACGTTCAATCGTTTCTTTTACAAACAATTCATTTCTGATTTGAGTAGATTCCGCGGTAGTTGCTTCTCTGGATTCAAAATCAACAGTTTCCTTTACACCTGTCAAATTTCCTTCTTCGTCGATGGTTTGTGTCAGAGTGTTTCCACCAGATTTTGCCTTTTCGATATTCTCCATAATAGCCTTCTTCTTTGTTTCGCGAATGCGCTCTTCAAAGTCTTTCTTGGCCTTTTCTTCATTCTTCATTTTCTCATGATGTAATGCATTCAATTCTTCCTCCAAGTGCTCAACACGTCCAGTTTTATAAGCATCAGGATCCCATGGAACCCAAATACCAACGGGCGCAACAAAGATATCATGGTTAGGATCTTTCTCACGAAGGCTTTTGCATTTTAATTCTGCTTCATCTTGTGTAGGAAATGCTCCACGGAATTTCATACCGCGAACAGATGTTTGAAAAGAATGATCACGACTGAATTGTTCGTTTAATTTTTCCTCTTGCTTATCCATAAAGTTTTTGTAATCGTCTTCAATTCCACTCTTCTTAAGCTTTGATGATTCTTCTTTAACAAAATCATTAAAATCATCAATTAATTTCTCAACATCCAAAGTATGTTTATATGCCATAAAATGAATAAATTCAAAATAGCGTTCCATAGATTTAGAAAATTCCCATTGTTTAATAAATTGGTTAAATAAATACACTTCACGTTTCATGAGGATCTTTTCAGGAGATACAAATGACATACAAGCAAACTTTTGTCCTGCAATAGCAGGATCTTCATCGCACAGGTCTACGTATTTAGGATTAGTTTCTCCGTTACGCAAAGTTTTCTTTTCAAAACTAGACATTTAGGATATATTTATTAATTCTAAATGTGTTTATATGTTTTTCATCAAAATATTTTTTTTGTTTTAATATATTATATAATGGATCCTAAAGTTGATTTCCAAGAACTTTTAAAACGTGCTATCAAGTATTTAGTAGAGGGCCTAGCTGTAGGTATTTGCGCTATGTTAATCCCTAAGAAGCAATTATCAGTTGAAGAGATTGTAATTATCGCCTTAACAGCTGCTGCTACATTCAGTATTTTAGATGTATTTATTCCTGCTATGGGTACTTCCACAAGACAAGGTGCTGGTTTCAGTCTCGGTACATCCTTGTTGGGTGGCTTGAGAATTGCTGCATAAAAAAACAATATTTATAATTAATACATGTAAATATTGTTTATAGAAAATTAGAATTTAGAAATTAGAAATTCTGCAATATAAATCATAACATCATCTAATAATTTATTATTTGATATTTTAAGTAAGATATTAATATATTTATTTATTTTTTTCTCCATTTTACACTTCAATATATAAAGTTTATTTTTAAACGATTGTTCGTGGATTAATTCCCATAGGCAATAAGAATGACACCATCGATTATAAATTGATGATTCAGAAATTCTTTGCAATTGTGTAACGTGCGTTTTCCAAATATTTTTACGGGACTTTTTGTATTTTTTAAATTTATCATCGATAATTTTATAAACTTGTGAATCTTTAGGTATTGAAACGGTAGTCATCTTTTATTTTAAATAGTAAAACAAAAATTTATCAATTTTATACCAGAAAGTATATTATATTATGCGTTACTAGAATGTAATAAAGGTTCTTTTAATTCTGAATTTTTATTATAAATAGTGAAATAAATAAATATTAATGATATATCAAATGTAGCTAAGAATATGTTAACAGTTAAAAATGGATATAATTTATTATGTATAGTGTATGGTAAAAATAAGATTTGTGTTATTAAATTCATACTTATCGTTTGCATCGAAATATCTTCCATAGTTTGTTTTTTAATAGTTAAATATATTTGTGGTAACATCATTAAACATGCATTTGCAGAACCAATATATCCAAATATTAAAAATATATCGTCATTCATTATATAGCCTTTATTTTTATTTCTAATTCTTTTTCATATGTTTTATAGTTTATTACAGTCTATATTTTTTTGATTTAAAAAATATGGTACTAGTTCATCGTTTTTATAATCATGTATATATTTAATTTCTTTTATTCCTGCAGCAATCAATAGTCTTGTGCATATTAAACATGGATAATGTGTAATATAGGCAGTACAATCTAGACTAGATACTCCGCGTTTAGCACAATCACACAACGCATTCTGTTCTGCATGGATAGTTGCTTGTTCGTGATTGTCGCGTATAATACTTTTATGTATACATCCTGGTAGAAATCCGTTATATCCTTGACTTATAATACGATTGTCTTTAACTAATAAACAACCAACTTGAAGGCGTTCACATGGAGATCTTTTTGATGTTACTTGAACTATTTCTTTAAAATACGTATCCCAGTCGGGTCTTTCCATGGTAATTTAGATACAATAGTGAAAAATTATTATATAGTTTATTTATATAATAATGAATAGTATTTTTAAAAGTATAAATAAAACTTTGACACGCATAGTAAAATCAAAGAAGACAGCTACTCGTAAAATATATCCTATACAAAGTAAGAGCAAAACCCTTAGTAAAAGCCTTAGCAAAAGTAAGACTGTTAAAAAACCCCCTAGTAAAAGTAAAAGCAAGTCTCTTAGCAAAAGTCCTAGTAAAAGCAAAAGTAAGAGTGTTAGCAAAAGTAAGAGTCCTAGTGATTCAAAAATAGCTGATTACATTTTCAGATCTGCTCATTGGTCTGGAGAAAATCAAGAGCCAAATAAAAAGAAAGCTCTTGCTATTATCAAGAGCCCTGATTTTAATCCTAATCAAAAGTCTAAAAAAGGAGTTCATTTATTCCATTTAGCTTATAACTCAGGACAAAGAGACATAATCAAGTTATTTATAGAAAACCCTAAAACAAATACTGATGTAAAAGATGCAAGTGAGGCAACTGTTTTACAAAAAGCAATTGCAGCAAGAAATAATGTTGTTATTGGATATTTTAAGGATAACAAAAAAGTTCCAACTGCTTTGAAAAAATTAGTTTGATTGAATAAAAACTGAATTATATTGATGTTGTACTTTTACAAAAGTAGTACATCTTTCCATATCTTCAATACTAGGTGCATTAATGTAGGTACATGTACTACGCAAACCACCCAAATAATCGAGTACCGTATTATTCAAATCTCCTTTATATGCGATTTTCAATACACGGCCTTCAGAAGAGCGGTATTTTTCCATTTTTCCATAATGTGTCACTTGAGCTTTGTCAGAACTCATGCCGTGGAAAAATTTGAATTTTCTTCCGTCAATATCTTGGACACTTCCGGGATTTTGATCATGTCCTGCAAATTGTCCTCCAACCATGACAAAATCAGCTCCTCCACCAAATGCTTTTGCCATATCACCAGGACAAGTAATGCCACCATCAGATATAATATGTCCCTTAAGAAATTCTGCTTTTCTACTACATTCTAAGACAGTAGATAATTGAGGCATGCCAACACCCGTTTTGATGCGTGTAGTGCATGCACTTCCAGGACCGATACCAACTTTGACTACATCTACTTTACCATCTAGAATTAGTTTTTCAACTAGCTGTGGGCAAACAACATTTCCAGCAACAATAATTTTATCGGGAAATGTTTGACGTACTTTTTCGCAAAATGTAACTAGATTGCTTATATATCCATTTGCAATATCAATACAAATCCAATTACAACTGATTACTTGAAAAATAGAAATTAGTTTTTCAATAGCATTATCATTAATTCCTGTAGAAACCATAAAATGATTGGGATCGATGTTTTTTTTATTAAATTCTTTATAATCTTCGACGGAATAGAACTTATGTAAGGCGGTTACTATTTTATATTGACTTAAACACTCGCATACTTCGAATGTACCGGTAGTATCCATGTTTGCAGAAATAATGGGAGTTCCGCTCCATACTACAGGAGAGTATTTGAAATGCGTAATAGTTCGCTCTAGACTCACTAAAGAACGACTATTTAGGTTGGATGGTTTTGGTTTGATAAGGACGCTGCTAAAATCGAGCTTTACGTCTTCCTCGATTTTACTACCCATTAAAATATATTACACGTAATATTTAATATATTTTATTAAGTATATTTTGTTATACAGTTGGGAAAAATTGCCAGTCAAGATCACCACACACTTTCTTCCAAATCATATCTTGTTCTAACTGTTTTTCACGATCTTTCATCATCGGTATATAGGGTAAATATTGGGTTTGATCAAGCAAAACACACAATTGATAAAGAGTATACGTATAGTTGAAAAAATTGGTTCGATTTGGTGGACAGTGCACAGCCCATGGTTTTTGAATTTCAATAAAGAGTACACACAAGGTTTCATGTAGTTCTTCGTTCATAATAGGGGGTTTGATACCAAATAGCGAATTGATATATTGAATGTGTTCAAAATATTTATTTAATCCCAGTTTTCGCAAGATTTCTCTCATTTTGTCGTAATTGATTTGTTTCATATCGGTAATTCTTTCCTTTTTAATACGAGCCTTGATTGCATCGATCACGTCATCAGGAATTTGTGTAGATTCTTTTGCCTGGAATTGTGATAATATTTCCTTAAAATGATTAAGTCGAATGTATGCTGTATAAGATACTTCATTTGGTGGTTCTTTATTATTTGGTTTAGAACTGTCTATTATATAGGTAATAAACTGACCACATTTCGTGTTGTTACAAATGAGGATTCCCTCTTCATCTTGAGGAATAAGTTCTCCATTATGACAAACTTCACAAATATCAGACGTAATTAAGTAATCTTGGATGGTTCCAACTTCTTTGTTAATGTTGTACCAGTATTTCTGATAGGACTTTTTAGACATAGTATATTTATCACTTGTCAAATTAGAGGATTCTTCCGTTTTGGCTTTAATCTTGAAAAAAGAATTTAGTACTTTTGTATTTTGATTGATGATATTATCGCCTTCTGAAATTTGTTTCTTTTGTTCATAAAAATCAAAAATATATTTGGAATTGTCTAATAAATATTTCTTCTTTTTTCGTTTCAGTACTTTGATCTCTTTTGTTATTTGTGTGACTTTGTCCTGAATATCTAATTTTTGATCAATATCATTAGAATTAAGTTGCTCTAACTGATCCTGTAGCTGTTTACGTTCTTCTTGTAATTTTGGTACTTTTTCAGTTACATCAATATGGAATTGTTGAAGCATGTCATTATGTTTTTCATCTAAATTATTGATTGTTGACATTTTAATAAAAATAGTAAATATGTTTTATGTAGTTTTTTGACAATTCGATATATTTTGAGTTTTTTTATAGTGATAATTTATAATAAATAATGGATGGGAATACAAATACAAATACAAATACAAATAAAGGAGAAGATATTAAAAAGGTACAGGATGCAATAAATCGAATTCAAGAAAATACAAAAAATTACGCCCCGCTTTTAGCAAGACTAAAATCACAACAATCACAAGAATCACTAAAACTACCACCACCACCACCAAGCGGAGAAACAGGAAACGAAAAAGGAATTCTTGCTGCAAAAGTTGAATCTTTACGTAATTTTATAGATTCATATGGATTAGGTTTAATTGCAGAAGAAGAAGGCTTAAAAGATCAAGGCTCAACAGAAGAAGGCGCAACAGAAGAAGGCGCAACAGAAGAAGGCGCAACAGAAGAAGGCGCAACAGAAGAAGGCGCAACAGATGAAGTTTTAACAGAAGAAGAAGACTTTACTATAATGAAAAAAATGGAACAAGAGGCGAAAAATGATCTTTCGGTTCCCATAGATGAGCAGCAGGTTGAGGAGAATTCAGATAATATGGCACTAGCAGAAGATGAAACAGCAGGTTCCGTACAATCTCAAGTAGCACCTACAATAGCAGTAGGACCTTCAATAGAAGATAAAAGAGAAATAGACGACGCTCTTTTAAAATCCTACATAATAGATATTAATAGAAAAGTTAATGCATTATTGGATGCACCGAGAAAACAATCAATCACTCTTCCTATTACAAAAAACGTAATTATTCAAAAATTATTAGATCCTAATAATGTTTTTTCAAAAAAAATTAATTATTCTAATGGGTTTCAATTTAAAGAAGCTAATCCGCTTACTATTTTAAACGGTATTAATCATTTCTTTCAAGTTGAATATAAAAATTTATCATCACCTGATACCGAGATACATATTACTCCTACAATATTAGGAATGCATACTGTTATTCCTGCTGAAGTAAGTCATGATTTTGGAAAAGTAACGGTTGACGCTTTTAAAAAAAAATTTAAGGAATTATTAACACAATTGCATAATAAAATACGTCCTGCAATCAGAAACCAGGGAGACAGTAATAATTATAATCAGTTATGCAAGTTGTTCTTTAAAAAATATGCAGCTGAAAATGATATAGGTTTTTTAATAGATTATGATGAAGCAGATATTGGACTTTTAATCTTGGGTTTATTAACAAAAACACCAGGTCAAACATCTCGAGTCTTAAGTACATCTGCAGGTGTTCATTATCAATTAGGTTCAGCAAGTAATCTTGGTGGTACTTGTCCTGACTTTTCGAGTATATCTAATGGGAAAGAAGAGCATCGACCCATACAAATTACTAGTGATGCTGATGCTAGCTGGAGTATTAAATTTAATCAAGATACTCCATTAACAAACTATCTATTTCCAGCTATAAATAACTTTGATGCTGGTGCAGCTGCATCATTTATATCAGATGTTAGTCCGGAAGAAAGACTTAGATTTACTAGTCCGTTTTTACAAAGTAACTTACAAAGTAACGACGAAGAAGTAATGGAGGAGGACAATACTCAAGAGAATGGCGGCATAGATTGGAGTCTTTATCAAAAAGGTAAAATAAAAATTGTATTAAATAGTATATTAACAGGTGAACCTGTATTAAAGATTGAGTCGGTTGAGACGCCTGGGACGGGTTTTCACATTACGTTATTAGCGTCAGCGTCAGGTAGGAAGAATTTAGTAGAAATTGGACCTATTGATATCAAGAGTGTTAATAAAACTGATGTAGAGCGTACGGTTAATCAATTAGTTACCGAACATACAAATAAAATAACTCCAGAACGATATTGTTATTTAATGATGTTAAAGCAATTAGGAGATAGTATTGTATATCCTACTATTCATTTTAAGAAGTTATATGTTATGTATCAACAACTAGTTATGTATCAACAACTAAACGATATAACAAATGTGGATTTGATGAAACGTCTAAGAGAAATACTTTATAATACAGTTCATATGATAAATTCAGGAGATTATAGTAATATGTTTATCATGACAAATCTATTTATATTTATAAAGGAAAATGGACAGGTAGATGTAGATTTTATGGAAAATCTTCAAAAAATGCCTGCATACATTTCTGGAAAAATAACTGGTCAACAAAATGGATTTTTTCCATACTCGTTAAATTCAATCATAGAAACAAGATTAATGCATCAACTAGTAGATGAAATACAAGATTTAACCTTTTACAAAGTTGGAAATTTATCAGAATTTATGACATCAATAACACAATTTTTTGAATCAAAAAAACGCGGAGCAGAGTACTATAGTGTTGATCGAGTTGTAAGTATACCAAATTATACTCCAAGAGTTATTTTTGATATAAATAATACTAAATTGTTGCTTGGAAAAACTTTTGTTATGGTCAAAACTCTTTTTGATAAAGGTTTAATACAAAATGAGGTGTTAATAGGAGCGTTTAACAATTTTTCTAATAATGTACCAATCGACAATTTTCTAGAACATTACTATACAAATGGAAAAGAGTTATATACAAAAATAATTGGTCACCAAATATATAGCGAATATAAAGAATTTATACAAGACTTTGTAGATGTATTAGAATATTATTTGTTATTTTATAATTTCTTTTGTAATAAAAAACCAGAATACTTTTATAATGATTTTGATATTATTTGTCATATAATGGATGTTATGGATGATTTTAAAGATCTAGAACAAGAACAAAAAGAAAAATATATTTTTTTAAATGATTATATTCAAGAATATAATAACATACAAGAAGCTAATGACATGGAAGAAGATAATGACATAGAAAAAGATAAAAAATATACATATATATATAATTTTTATAATGACTTTGATTTTCCTCGTGATTTAGCAGAAGAATCGTTAAAAGAATCGATAAAAGAGTCGTTGAATATAGATGATTCTCGTATTTTTAAATTTAAAAGCAACAAACTAACAGACTTGAAGTATATTTGTAGTTATTGTAGTATTTATTTGGAAAGGAATAATATGCGTAAGAAACTGGATATTTTTACTCATTCTCTATTTGTAGAGAGTTTGCCAAATCAATATAATGAAAAGTGGGAAATTGATAAAAAAATGAATGCAATATACAAATCTGTAATAGAGAAACGAGAAAACAACTTAAAGGCAAAGAGTGATATTGCAAGGCTTGATGTTGCTAAATTAAATAATTCGGACGATAATCTAGAAAATATTGCAATTGATCATCGATTATATGGTTGTTATAATAATTTTGTAAATAGGATTGTACATTGGAGTGGATTTTCTAATCATATAGATGAAGATTTACCAACCTTAACACAGCATAATCAACAAGACAGTTACTATTTTACTCCTATTCAAGCTGATATTACTTATGATTCTGCTGGTCCATATGAGAATGGTAAGAATGTTGTTATTACTGCTACCTTTGAAGACCCTATTCCTGATTCACCCGTCCCTCAAATTACTATTGCCGGTTCTGGTATTGCTAATGTTGCTGCTTCAGACATGACAAAAGTCTCTACTACCGAATATACGTTTTCATATAGTGTTCCTACTGGAGATGGTACAGGTACTATTACGTTGTCTGTAGGAACTGATGAAGCTGATAACACTATTACTGTTACTCCAACCAGCGGAAATACTTTTACTGTTAATAATACAAGTATGCGAGATGAAAATGGAGATGGAAATGGATATGGAAATGGATATGGAAATCAAAATGAAAATGATGAAGATGAAAATGATGGAAATCAAAATGAAAATGATGGAAATCAAAATGAAAATGATGAAGATGAAGATGAAGAAGATGAAAATGGAGATGGAGATGAAGAAGATGAAGAAGATGAAGAAGATGAAAATGGAGATGGAGATGAAGATGGAGATGGAGATGGAGATGGAGATGGAGATGATGAAAATGGAGATGGAAATGGAAATCAAGATGATGAAGATGATGAAGATGATGAAGATGATGAAGATGGAAATGGAAATGGATATGGAAATGGATATGGAAATGGAAATGGAGATGGAAATGATGGAAATGATGGAAATGATGGAAATGATGGAAATGATGGAAATGATGGAAATGAAAATGGAAAAAGACCTAGATATAATAGATATGATAGTGATGATGATGATAATAGAGATACAAAAAAACTGCGTCGTACTCCATCAAGAAAAAGAAAGCTTGGTGGAGGTAATAAAAAAACCCGTAAAAAGCGTTAATTATTTACATTTTACAAAATATAAATAATCTAACAGTATACTAATATGAGTTCCAAAACAAAATCAAATAAAAAAAAATCACATTCAAAAACATTAAAAACAAAATTATTCAAAACGTCTTTATCAAAATTGCCTACAGATGAAATATTAAGTAAAACGTATACAGATTTAGAAGATGCATTAGATTTGGAAGAAAAGACAATAGAACAAATGAAACCAAAGTTAATGAAAGATTTAAAAAGTATCGAACAAGCGTTAATTAGAAATAAAAACGGTGGATATATTATTTTTGGTGATCCGCATCATGGTGATTTAGTGTTTGATTTATTACTTCAAGTATATCCTAATTTATCTGCACAATTAAAAGAAATAATTGACAACGCGTACTTTTTTTCAGAAAATAAAACACAAATGAAAGAAATAATTAAAAAAGAATACGGAAAAAAACATTTGGGTTTAGAT